GACGGCAGGAAAAGTTAGCAACAGCGCCACCACTGCTACTAGCGCCAACACTACAAGTGCAATTGTTGCTCGTGATAGTAGCGGAAATTTCTCCGCTGGCACCATTGATGCCACCATTGATGAAGGAACTTTCTAATCAATGACAAATAAAGCCTTTTAGAATTGCGAAAGACTTATTAGTCTTCTGTAATTCCGAAAGGCTTTAATCATGGCTGGTGTTCTTCAGCATCTGCGTTCATCGGCGCTTAATAAGCGTCCTAATCCTGCTTCTATGGTTGATGGTCAAATTGCCATTAACTATGCAAGTGGCGCTCCTGGCATGTTCTTCAAGGATAGCAATGGAAGCTTGGCAAAAGTGGGGCCTGTGCATGTGGGCAGTGGCGCTCCTAATGCCGTGCCCGCAAGTGGTGGTACTGCTGGTAATTCTATTGGCGAGCAATGGCTTGATACCAGTGGTGGCACTTATGTGCTTAAGATTTGGGACGGTGCTGCATGGCGCAGTGAAGCCGGAGAATTTGTAAACGCTACTGGCGACACCATGACGGGCGATCTCGTCATGAACAATGCCAATGTAGTGTTTGAAGGTAGCGTTGATGACGGTTTTGAAACGACGCTTACTGTTGTCAATCCAACGGCAGGCCGCACGATCACGCTGCCTAATGTTACTGGTACTGTAGTTACTACTGGCGATAGTGGAACTATTACTAGTACAATGATTGCCGACGGCACCATTGTCAATGCTGACGTAAACGCTAGTGCTGCTATTGCTGGTACAAAGATTAGCCCTAATTTTGGCAGTCAAACTGTTCAAACTACTGGCGTATTTACTGCTGCAAGTGGCAGCGCGTCTGCGCCTGCTATTGCATTTACTGCTTACACCAACACCGGCATTTACTCCCCCGGTGCAGACCAAGTAGCCATCTCGACTAATGGTGTTCAGCGCATGAACATCGAAGCTGATGGTGACATAAACATTGATAGCGGCGGTGTGTTCTATGACGCTACCAATAACAGACTAGCGATTGGCACTGCGAGCCCTGCCACAACCCTAGATGTCAACGGCGACGTAACCATCACCGACAAGATTATCCACGGCGGCGACACTAATACTGCAATTCGATTCCCCGCTGCGGATACTGTTTCGGTTGAGACTGATGGCAATGAACGCGCCCGTATCGACAGCTCCGGCAGGTTGTTAGTTGGAACCTCTAGCGCTGTTAATAATGCAGACCTCCAAGTTGCCAATTCTATTTCTGTCGGTGGCACAATCAAAAGAGAAGTCTCCAAAAGATTGAATCTAGCTGACAATACAAGTACAACTCTTTTTACATTCCAAATTCCAGGTGGGAGTTCTCAATCGCATCGCACATACGTCGGAGGGGAAATTTCTTACATTGTTGCCGTGGGACGTGAAACCTCTTCAAGAAATTCGCGGACAACTTATGGTAAAGTCTATTTCTCTATTGACAGGTTTTGGGAAAGCAATGCAAACAACCCTGTCTCTGTTAATCTTATAGATACAGACAAAAGCCTTTCGACTTCTAATGGATCAGCCCCAACAATTACATGGGCCATTACCACCGACGCTGGCATTGATAATGCCGCAAAAAATGTCTACTTAGCTATTACCGTAGACAACCCATTTACAAACACTATTCAGACCAACATTACCGGGACAATCTCTTATCATACTTTATCTTTTTCAGATGTAACACTTTCTTAAACCTCTTAGCCCTACTCACTGCGATGCCTCACGTTTCTTACTGCTGCCAGCATTGCGGTGAACAGATCGGGTGGGTTGGGAGATTCTTCCAGCTCATCCGTATTCCTTTGCACCGCTGTTAGGGCATAATGGTGGGGCAGCGAGTTTGCACCTCCTGCCCCTGGCCACGATCCCCTGGAGACCATGACCCAAGAAGATTACCGCAAGCTCTGCATCAGGCTTCTGATTGCCATTGATTCCGGCAACGCCAAAGCAGAAGACCATGTGCTCTGCCAGATCCGGCAAGCAGTTAAAGACGAAGAGAACCGAGCGATGGCACTCTCCACCAAGTAGTCATTACCACTTCTATGTCTGAACTTTCACCTGCCGCACAAACCGTACTGGATGCGTACTACTGCGAAAAACCGTTGGTTGGATCCAAGCGAGTTGCTGCCGCCCTGCGAGCTGCTGCGGATCAAGCACATCCAAAAGCTCACATTGAAGACATTGACTACGTTCACCAAAGTTATGTTGATGGATGGAAAGATGCTCTTGCCGTGGTCCAAGAAATTGCTGACGAGCTTGAAGCCCAGTAGTCACCTTCACTACTCTCCTTGGCGGTTTTCCGAAGAAGCCGCCTCCTTTTCCGTTGTTAAACTAACAAAGATCATTCTTTTAAACCATGGCAATTACTTATCAGTGGTCAGTGGCCAACATGGACCGCACGCTTTCAAATGGTTACGTGGGCACTGTTCACTATACAATCTCCGCTGATGATGGCACCTATGCCAGTTCAGCCTATGGCAGTCTTGGTCTTGAGGCTCCCGAAGAAGACGATGCCATTCCTTATGCCCAGCTCACGACTGAAATCGTGACTGGTTGGGTGAAAGAAAAGTTTGGCGACGAGAAAGTGGCTGAAATTGAAGCCGCTCTCGCAGAGCAAATTTCTCAACAGCGTACTCCCACTAACGGCACTGGAGTGCCCTGGTCCTGATGGCGTCAAACAAAACCATTAACGGACAAAAGCTTCATCAGCCAAACAAAAGCAAGCGCACGCGCCAAGGCAATGGAGCCAATAGCAAAGCTTCTCACGGGCGAAAGCTTCTGAGAGGACAAGGTAAATAACTAAGGGGCCAAAAGGCCCCTTTTCTTTTGCTAGTACAATGGAAGAAAGAATTATTTCTCATGGGCCAAATCATTGCTGGTGGCGAACAGTTTGAAACTCATATTGAAGCTGATTATCGCGGACAGATTTTAAAGACTGGCCCTGACAGTGGAGCAGTTGATGCTTTTGGACGTGCTCGTACGAGCGCTCCCTATACGCTTTTTGATAGCACAATGCGTTACAACAAGCGTGCTGACCAATGGTTTGATCGCATTTCCAATGGAGGTGTGGTCACGTATTTAACAAACGAAAGCGGCACTGCTTTGACGACCACTACTGCGTCTGGCGATACAGTGCTGAGTAGAACTAAGCAATACTTCCCGTACCAACCAGGAAAGAGCATGATGATCATGCAAAGCTTTGCTGGCACCACTCCCGTCTCTGGCCTCATCCAAGAAGTGGGCTTCTTTGATGATCAGAATGGAGTGATGCTTAGAGCAAGTGGCACTACGTTGCAAATGGTCATCAGAAGCTTCACGTCTGGCGCTGTTGTTGAAAACGTAGTTGATCAGTCAGCATGGAACATTAACACTCTTGATTCTCTCGATTTCTCTAAAGCCCAAATTTTCACTGCCGATCTTGAATGGCTTGGCGTTGGGCGAGTGAGGACTGGTTTTGTAATTAACGGCGAGATCATTTATTGCCATGAATTTAATCATTACAACACATTGACTAGCGCCTATATGACAACGGCTATTTTGCCATTGTCCTATCGCATTCATAATGCTTCTGCCCAAGCTTCAGGACGCACCATGAAGCAAATTTGCAGCAGCATCCTTAGCGAGGGAGGATATGAGCCAGATGGCGCCGTGTATTCAGTGAGCCATAATCTTGCCACTGTCGCCAACACTTCTGGGGAGCGTATCACTGCTGGCATCCGCATGGCAAGTGGTCGCACTGGCAATGTCATTCTACCTGTGAGGATTTCCACTGCCACTTCTTCTAACGATGTTGTGCTATGGAGGCTTCGTCTTAATCCCACCTTGAGCGGAGTGGTATGGAGTGCTGCGGACAATCAAAGGGGCAATGTGGAAGTGACGACTAGTGGCACTGCGACAGACGGTACAGTGGTTGACGCAGGTTTTGTAAGCCAAGGCAGTGCGAATAATTACGACATTGCAGTGGCCATTCGTCTTGCCTTAGGACAAAATGCTTCCGGCCAAAGCGACACTCTCATCTTGACCGTTGACAGTTCCGTCAATGCCAAAGCACTTGGCATGATCGGCTGGGTGGAAATCACTTAAGCTATGGGGGCAATATGCCCCTTCCCATGGCCTTTCCTTTTGTTGCAGAGGGCGAATGGTACAAACAGCAGACGGAGGGTCTTTCCGACATCCTTGTAGAGCTGCTAACGGACGATGATCCTGCCATGGTCTGCAAGGCTCTTAGTGAAGCCATCGTCTCATGGGAGGACTATCACGAGAAGGAGCTTGCAAAATGGAAGCGCCTCAGGGCTCTCCTTGGTCTGGCAAGCGATAGGTAATTCGCAGCTCTCCACCGAGTGCCTTCACAGCCTCACTGGCATCCGCTGGTGGGGCTGTTTCAATGAGCACTGACGGGACAATGGCATTAGGAAGAGGCGTGACGATGGCATCAGGAAAAAGCTTATGAGCTTGTTCGGCCAGAGCGTTTGCTTTTGTTTCCTTTTCCTCTTGCTCCCATTGCTTGACCAACGTCTTTGCTTGTTGGTCTACTTTCTGCATCACCTCCTTGGTTTTCCACTCTGCCCAATCAGGCCTGCAATGAGCCATGAGCATTTTGAACCATGGCTTAAAAGCGAGAGAGGGCCGTTTTGCGACGGCCCATAAGCCTAGTTCGTAGCAGAGAGCATTAAACCAAGACTGCCAGTTCATTTGCTATTTGCGAATGGCGAATGATTAACCTTCTTGAAAAACTGAAATATACACCGCGCCTGTTTTCGTCAGAGGAAGAATTTTATCGCGAAGATCAATGTTAAACGCACGGCAACAACCATGAGTTGGTACTAGAGGTTGCTTGGGAGCCCATGCGCCAGGCCAACCATTTGCACTCCCGCCGCCATGTAGCATAATTCCTGCACGGCCATATTTAGCTTCCTGATTCTCTAGTTCCACCATGTCAAAACTGTACCAACCATAAGCCATGAGCGTACGATCATAGGCAGGCTTATCACCCACTCGCTCGTAGTCTTTATAGATGGCGCCGATCTTATACAGACCAGGAGGACAGTCAGAGTTCGTGATTTTCCATTCAAAATCACTATATTGTCCGCGAGCAAGACAAGGAATTTCCCATAGAAGCTTCCCTTCAAAAGAGAAAGCTTTCATGGTCTCAACGGCATCATTCACAATCAAATGTGAATCGCCTTTCTTGAAGCCAAAATCTTGCGGACGTTTCTTGGGGCCGATCATAGTAACAACAGTGCTCTCGGGGGCATATTCTTTCATGAGCTTAGACAGCTTTGCTGGATAAGCGGGATCAGTGGCATAGCTTTGCTCTTTAAGCATGCGAGCAGCAGCGTAACGATTGGGAGCGCGATTAATGCCCTTGAATTGACGATAGTCTTTATACCAGCGCGTGACTAAGTATTCAATGCAAGCAGCAAGACTAGGGAAGTCAATAAAACCAGCTTTGATGGTCACCCATTGACCATCGTAAAATTCTTGCGTGGAAGTGGTAGTGCCGTCTCCCTTTAGTCCCAGATAGTTATTTTTACCAGACGTGTGCTTACCGAAGCCACTTTCTAGGCAGCACTGTGCTGCTACCAGCTCTGGATAGCGAGCGCCGTATTTACGGGCTGTCTGGAAGCATTCGTCCCAGAAAGCCCGATTAGAGGCCCACATGGCTCAGTCCTTAACGCGGAAGACTGCCTTGAGCCCAGTCAGCAGAAGCTGGATGATATTGTTTTCCTTGTAGGGAGTGCGTTCGATGATTTGGTCAGCAGCAGCAACAAGAATGCCACCAATTACGAACCATTCAATGCCGCTCATGATGAGAGATGCAATGGGAATATAAATAGCCTAGCGTTCAATCTCTAGGTTTCGT